AGGGAAGCGATTAAAAAAAACCATGAAACTATTTCATAACACATTGCCCAAGATGAAATTTTCGCATTTGTATAAAACTTCACGAGTAAAAAAAAAAGGACAAACAAAACGCGCTCATTATTCCAATTTATCAAATAGAAAGAAAAAAACGAGAAAAAGAAACTAAATTCTTGGTAGTGCCTTTTTCTTAGTTCCTTTTTTACGCGACGTTCATGTTATTTTTGATTCGATTTCCAATTCAAAAATCCAATACTTCTCTTTATATTGAATGATGTTCCTAAATGAGAACTCGCTATTTCGAGTGTTTGTTTTTCTTGCTCTGTAAGCGAGTTTAAATAAAGAGATACTTGATCTACATTGTCTGACTTGATTGTTTCGATAGGTTCGACTGGTTCGATCAGTTTCTTACTTTTCTTAATAACCGTCTTTCTTTTTTTCACAATTATTTTCATTTTCTTCTCGGTTGATTTGACTTTGTTGTCCATTGTTGTCGATGTAATTGAATTCATTCTATTCTATTTAATAAATTCAATTTTATATAATATCTTGTTTAATACCTTGTTTAATACTTTGTTTGATACTTTGTTTGATACTTTGTTTGATACTTTGTTAAAACAACCGATTACACATATAATTAATATTGTATCATGCATATTAAATTTCCATTCATTTTCATGTTGCTTTTCTGTAATATTTTTGTCACGGAATTATCAATCGCGTATCCATTGTTTATCAAAAACTCAAACAAAGTCGGTAGGTCATCAATACACATGAGTTCGCATGGATTGTTTATGTTTGTAATTCCTATTACACAACTCGGTTTGGGACAAATGTTGTTATGGGTTTCAAATGGAGATAATTTATTTGAGCGTACCGTTTTTGTAAATTGTTTCAATGGACCTTCCGGTGACTTATTGACGGTTATTATATTTGTATATTCTTGTTGAATTGAATTATAATAGGGAATACTTTCTAAGGAATAAAGTCGCATCTATCTATACTACTATTAAATTAGTATTAGCAAAAAAATTGAAGCAATGTATTTTATTCCTATTTTTAATATCAATACTTATACCGGTATTTTAATACTTTATTACACATATCTAGCTAGATTATGACGACAACAATGAACAACGAACCTGTTATTTTCCGATTCAAGTTTTCGGATGAATTTACAAGTCAATTAATTCCCTTTGCGAAACTCCATCAATACGATGATAGACATATGTACAAGGAAGAATGGACACGATGGGTCACTAATAATGATGAATTGATTGATGGTGAAAATAGAAGACTAAAGAGTTTAGGTTATGATGGTGATATTTATAGCAAAATGTATAAAAGCGGTCGATATTATTTTCGCAACAAGACTGAACATGCCACAAAAACACGACGTAAGTATATCTCTTTAGAACACGAAATCCTTACAGCTATGGATGAGCATATCGCTATTAATTATCATATGCCACATTTTAAACCTGCTACGGCTTACGAACAGTTTTGTATTGAATACAAAGAGACAATTTGTAGTGAAGTTGAGAGAATTGAAGAAGAAAATCATGACGGAATGGCAAAAGACGATATCCTGTCAAAAATGAAAAAAACTTATAAGAATCGTTATTATCTATTTAAGCAAAGCCAACTAGTTCGTCGCGATGATAATGATAATGATAATGATAATGATAATAATAATAATGAATAAATAAATAAGGAAAATAATAAATGAATAAAATGAGGAAAAATGAATATTATTCATTCGCATTACATAATAATATAGTAATTATGACATTGTTTTTAGAGAACTCTTTTTCTCTCGGTAATTATATTTCCATTTCAAATCGTATTAAGAAAATTCCCTTTTACTATCTTCATTTTTTACCCATAAGACGTTTTAGAAATTTAGACGAACATTATAAATTATTACCAATATCTAAATCAAATCTGGTACAAAGAGAGATTAAACATAAAATTATTTATTTCCAAAAGGAAGAACAGGAATATTCTTGCGATTATGAGAGAAATAAACATAATCCATCCATGCTATTTAATAAATCCGATTTTGCAAAGTGTATTTATCATGTTTTTTATTCTTGCTCAGTTCTTCATGCGAATAAAATATCATTTACTTTAAACGAATGTCCATTTGTTTCCTCTGATAGAGGTGGTGATGGCGTTAGCGTTAGCGGAGGTCTTCCTTTATTGTATGATTTCTCTCAATCCTTTTATTTTCCTATTATTCAATCTGCTACTTTCAAATTGTATTTCTCTGAATCTCTCTTACAAAATCAATATATATCATTTGACCAGTTTCTACTAGTCTATTTAGTTCATCATCCAACTACTTGTTGGACTACCGAAGATACCGATTCTATAATAGAATTATTTTCAACCAGTAGAGAGAATATAGAAATAAATACAATCAAAGAGAATATGGACTATTTTCATCAATATCATTCCGATCAAATAATCCAATATTTATTACAATTCAAATATACTTGGAGTTATTATTCCTTATGTTACTTTTTTATTGTGAATTATTCGGATTTATTACATCATTTCTCTCTATATGATTTGTTTTATTCTTATATTCATTCTTCTAGTAAAGATAGAATTGGTAATATTGTTTCTACTATTCATAGCTCTTTATTTTCAACATGATCATTTTGTTATTACAACTAATAAATTACAGAATTAAGTAATTTATTAATTAATGGATTTGTTATCGATTTAATGATTTAACGTTTTTTACCGGATTTACCCTTTCTTCCTCCTTTCTTTCCTCCTTTCTTTCCTCTCTTGGCAGTCTTTCTCTTGCGTGTCTTTCCAGCAGAAGCAGAAGATTTTCCTGCCTTCTTGTATGTCTTTCCAGCAGCCTTTAAAACATCCTTCAACATAACCGTAGCTCCTCTTGCCTTTCCTTTCATTTCAGCCATTGTCTTCTTAACGTGTTCTCTCCAAGCGTTTGCCATAATATATATTTAGTCTATATAATAAAAAATTGAATTTTAGTAAATACGGTAACATACATTATTCTATTAATCAACGTATTGTAAAACGTATTATACCCCAATTTGTTAATTATGTCTAAAGTTATTTTAACGCGATATCTTTATTTATTTGATGAGGTTGGATTAATGTTCATAACATCTCTTCTCAAAAACCAGTCATTGGATGAATGCAACTTTTGGATATCCGAACTCTATTTATCCGGATTTGTAGAACAAAGTTGGGATTTACTATGGTTCACATATTACGATTTCTATTATATAATCAATCCTCATTTTCAACAATTTATACATAAAAAATCACTAAATGGTGATTTAAAGAGCATATTAACGATTGTAAAAAACTTGTTTAAAATGAAGCCGTCGTCTGAAGTATTTATGACTAGACAATATAATAATTGTATCAAAGATATTACTCATATATTCAAAGGAAAAAAACCGAATTGGTTAATGGCGTTACCTGTTAAATATCACGGACTATTTCGATTTATTGATAAAAAGTTATATCAGTTTGCAGTTTCTTCTTTACCTGATATTGTTGATACCGATATTTTCAAAGCTATACAAATCTACTTTCAGTTGTCAGATGAACAAACAGTGTCTTTTCAAAATGAATTTTCTCAGCTATCGGCAGACAAGCCGTCGGCAGACAAGCCGTCGGCAGACAACGACCAAGACAACAACGAAGTTCCGCCGTCGGCAGACACGGCAGACCAAGACCAATATAAAAACGCGATTCACAAACTATGGGCTATTATTTGCTTACTGATATTCAATCGTGATTATTTATCTAGCAAAAAGAAAATTTATATTGCTTGTAGTGACATGGAATACAAAGAAGTTATGAAGATTCACGATGATCCTATTCCGTTAAATAAATACAATAATCTACAAATACACAAAACATTGGAACACAAGAGAGTCTATTCTATCGAACCTATATGTTCATCATTTCATTTATTGAGAGAAAACGTTGAAAATATCAACGAATGTTATCGTCGTCGATGGGAATTCTATGCTTATTTATGTCCTCTTTGGAACAAACGGTTTCATAAATATAATATTACAGTTGATTCAGATGAGAAGAAGATTGTATTTCACGATGATGATGAACTAGAAGAGTTTTATTCAGAATTTGGTTATGAACCGGACGAACAAACATATGAAACTGAGAACAAACGCATAGTTCATATGCCTGAAAATAATTGGAAGACTTGGTACAATTCCATATTTACATCAAACCAAAAACCTATTTACGAATTCACAGAGGATTTTCGTTTCAAATATTAAATAAATCAACTATTATTTAATGTTTAATGTTTAATGTTTGATGATATAGTTTGATGATATAGTTTGATGATATAGTTTGATGATATAGTTTGATGATATAGTTTGATGATATAGTTTGATGATATAGTTTGATGATATGGTTTGATGATATAGTTTGATGATATAGTTTAATAAAAAATAAAAAAATTGAAGATAAATAATAAGACTCTATTTTTTCATATAACTAATTAGATAAGATGGTCAAGAATCAAAATGGCGGAAAGAATTCCAAGAAGATGGGTCGTAAATTCGTTACGAGCTCTTCTACGAATAAAAAAGTACGATTAGCTGAAGAAGAAGGCGAAATATATGCGGTAGTTACAAAGTTATTCGGTAATGGAATGTTTAGTGCGAATGACCCTGATGGTAAGGAACGGTTGTGTATTATGCGAAATAAATTCCGAGGCAGAAGTAAGCGTGATAATAGTGTCTGTCTCGGAACATGGGTTTTAATCGGTGAGCGAGAATTTGAATCTTGTCCTAAGCCTAAGCACGATTTACTGGAAGTATATTCAGACATTGAAAAGCAAAAGTTGAAGAATTCAGGTAATCCCATATTTGCACAACTTCGAAGCGACTTTGATAATAAGAAGGAGACAAATGATGAAGAAGACGACGATTTAGTGTTTGGTAATGGCGAAACTGATAAATATAGTGAATTGTTGAAAACAGTTTATGCGAATACAGATGAGGCGACTACAGATGATTCTAATACCAATTCAGATGATGACGCAACTGATGAAGCTAATAAGGGCATTACTATAACAAAAAACAATAAAAAGAATGTTGTTGAGAAGAAGTCGGTTATTATGGATGATGGCGACGAAATAGATGTAGATGATATTTAAGTAAGCATTTCATAAAAAATAAACATATTCATCTTTACATAAACATACAAAAATAAACATAAATATAAATTTTTTATTCACTAATTAAATATTCTAGATGATTATAACGTCTATTATTTAACATATTGGTTAGAATTCTCCAAGGCGAAATGTCTTTTAGACCATTTGTACTGCTTTGTATAAACGAATTAAATAATGCCGGACTATACCCTGAAAGCATGGTTACGTTATTTTGATAAGACAACTCAGGAAATCCATTTGTACTTTGTAAGTTCCAAAATAATATATGAGGCATTTTGTATCCCTTTCCACATACTTCTATACCTACATCATGAAACTTTTGTGATATTATAGGTATAATTGTTTCAATTGATTTGATTGGTCCGCTAACTGGTCCGCTAACTGGTCCGCTAACTGGTCCTCTTATTATCTCCTCAGCATCAAATTGCATATCGGAAAATACAACCAATACTAAATCTTCCACATCTTCCGCTGGAATCTTGTTTGTTTTTATCTGATCTAAAATCAAGTTCATTGCTTTATGAAAATCCGTATTCTTCCCCCAATCCGCGTCCCTCACTAACTTTACTTCATCTACAAAATCCGTACATTCCTCCAAATTAATCCATGAAGGGTTGGAATTAAATGTCATGATTCTCTTGCCCAATTTGGATTTTTCTGCTATGCGAATTCCTAGACCCATTGCAGTAAATAGTGGATTGCTATTATCATTATCCATCGAACTAGACGTATCTACCATAGCAATCACATTTTCAAGTGATTTGGTATTACTACTGTTGTTTTTCCAAGCCTCGTTTATGATAAATCGTTCCTGTTCCTCATTTTCACCGTGTTGTATATTGAGTGCTGCTTTGACGAAATCGCTCATACTTGTATTTTTCCCTTTTATCTCTTTTTCTCCTGCTTTCACTTGTTCTATATACTGTAACATTTTTTGACGACAAATTACTCTATCTGAATTACTCTCGCCTCTATCATTTAAAAAGGATAACCGTTGTTTCATCATGGTAATACTGGTTACTTTGTCAAACTCAATAGACTTCCACATATGACCACATTGCTTGATTTGAACCGTATCAATGTATTTATTTAAGGAACTAAGTCGTTTCCTATAATAGGTTTGCGCCTTGTCTATCGCACGTTTCGTCCAACCATTTGTACTGTTGCCAAATTGCTCAAAATATGACTTGGCCAAACATTGATGAATCCATCCGAACTTTTTACTCTTTTCACGTGGCACCCATTTGGCTACTAAAGAGCAAGGTTTCCCTTTATTCATGTTATCTAGGTCGTCTGTTATTTGCGCATTTATTACATTGACCAATTCAATTGGACAATATCCTAGCTCATTGAATAAATACTTCATATCTTTCCAACTACCATACGGTTTGTTGGCCGTGTCTGCCGACGGCTGAAGGGGAACATCGTTTCTATTATCAAATCCTACAAACTCACACATCACGTCCATGGCTAGCTTCCTATAACAATCATGTTTCATTAATTCTTTGATAATCGCAAAACTAATTGCGTATTCTCCTTTTCCACACTCTATATCACGAGTATGTGCTAATAATTTTATCATTATTTTCCTATCATCTATAGAACCATTTGTAAAACAGCTGACAAATCTATGTGCCAATATTTGTCTTTGCTCTGGATCACTAATTCTAACCATTTGAAAGCTTAATTGTAAAATGTTTTCTTGTTGAATATTACTCCACGCATATTCAATATGATTATTTTGACCATATTGAATACTATTTTGTTGGTCTGCTGTCATTTCTACTGACGAGAACATTCTGTGTATATATCATTAGACGGAAGCTTTAAATATATTTATATAATTGTCTCGCGCAAACACTTTAATGTTTCCGGCGTTTCGTCTTTTTATGACCCAAATTGAATTTCACACGTTTCGTGTTTTTATTTTTTGTATTGCTATTGATATTGATATTGCTATTGCTATTGCTATTGCTATTGCTATTGCTATCCGTGCGTATTTTTTTGATTGTATGATCAGCTTCTTTTTTTTTCTCTTCTTCACTAAAAACAATATATAGATTATTTACCTTTTCAAGATATTTTAGGGATGGTTTTAATTCATAATCTTCAATATATCGCAAACTAGTTATGAAATTATATTTATCTGGACCATATAAATAGTTTT